AATCCAAACGCGGCTGTCGGCACTACGATAGCTATGATTGAGCAGGGCACTCGTGTAATGAGTGCTGTCCATAAGCGGCTACATTACGCCATGAAGATTGAGTTCAAGATCTTGGCTCGTGTAATGAAAGAAAGTTTACCTCCGGTCTATCCGTATGAGGTGCCGGGCGCAGAGTCTACGGTTAAGGCCAAGGACTTTGACGATAGGGTAGACGTTCTTCCCGTATCTGATCCGAACATTTTTTCTCAAAGTCAGCGAATTGCTTTGGCTCAGACTGAGTTACAGATGGCTATGCAGGCTCCTGAGATACATAACATTCCCGAAGTGTATCGCCGAGTGTACGACGCGTTGGGCGTTAAGAACTCTGACATGATCTTGCGGGCGGATACGCCAAACGAGATTTCTCCGAAGGACCCCGCACAGGAAAACATGGACGCGCTGAATAACGTGGCGTTACAGGCATTCCGGGGCCAGAACCACATGGCGCATATCCAAGCCCACTTAATCTTTGTTACAGGTGGTATTGCGTCCTCACTGCCTCAAGTAGTTGCTGCCATACAGAAGCACATTTTGAATCACGTTCAGTTAATGGCAGAGGAGCAGGCGGAGCAGGCGTTTATGCAGCAAAACCCGAACGTTGCGCTAGTTGACCCTGCTAATAATGAGCAGTATCAATCTTTGGTCGCTCAAAACGTTGCGACGATCATGCAGCAAGTAGTGCAGCTTGGTCAGCAAGTACAGCAAGCAGGACAGCCGCAACAAGGACCAGATCCTCTTGTTCAGTTGAAACAACAAGAACTTCAGTTGAAGTCGCAGCAAGAACAAAACGACATGGCTATGGAGCAACAAGAGCTTGAGCTAGAGCGCCAAAAGCTTGCGCAGCGTGAGGCTCAGTTCCAACAACGGCTACAAAGCCAAGAAAACCAGACGGCGGCTCGTATTGATGCGGGCATGCAAAGAGAGTTGCTCAAGCAACAAAATACACAAGGTGACCTATAACGGTCGTTGATTTCCTGTGCCAAAGACGCGAGAATATGAGATATCGTCGGATAATTAAGGACACTTAGATTGGACGGTATCGATATTGTGCAGTATGTCCGAAAGACGCTGCTGGATCGCAAGGCCCAAATTACCGAGCTAATGTCGGAAGGCGGGATTAAAGATATGGAACATTACAGGGAGTGTATGGGGGAAATTCGCGCATGCGATTACGTTCTCGTAGAGCTTTCTGAAATGCTAGACAAACAGGAAATGATGGATGTCTGAAGTTAAAGAAACCTTGGATTTATCTAAGGTATACGTTCCGGAAGAGGAACGCGTGCTAGACCCTTCTCTGATTGAAAAATCTGCAATTGAACGACTACCCCAGCCCACGGGTTGGCGCATATTGATTATGCCCTTCCGTGCTTCTCGAAAAAGTAAGGGGGGTATCTTACTAAACACCAAGACTTTGGAAGAAGACGCTATTCAAACAAACGTTGGATACGTGCTTCGTCTAGGTCCTGATGCATACAAAGACAGCGAAAAATACCCACAAGGCGGTTGGTGCGAAGAGCGACAATGGGTGATCTTTGCGCGTTACGCTGGATCTAGGTTCCGTTTAAACGGAGAAGACGCTGCTAGATTTGGCAGCGAGGTTAGGATTTTGAACGATGATGAGATCCTAGCCACAATCCTTGACCCTACTGATATTCACCATAACTAAGGGACATGCAAATGAGTGAAGCAAAACCTGCTCACGAGGCCGATGACGGTCAAGTAGAGCTAGAATTTACGGAAGAAGCTCAAGAAGTAGAGATTGAACCTGCCCCCAGCACTGAAGCAAGTGCGGAACCAGAGGTAGAGGTAGAAGAAACTAGTGAAGATGAGCACGAAAAATACAGCCAAAGCGTTCAAAAACGCATAAACCAGCTTACAAAGCGGGCTAAAGAGGCTGAAAGAGAACGAGAAGAAGCGTTACGTTACGCTCAAACAGTTCAAACAGAGAACAACTCTGTTAAACAAAGACTCCAATCTCTAGATCAAAACTACATAACCGAGTACGGAAATAGGGTAGTTTCTGAGCAAACCCGAGCCAAAGAAGAGCTAAAAACTGCCATTGAAACTGGCGACGTAGAGCGGCAGATGGCAGCGCAAGAACGCATAGCGCAGCTTACGCTAGCCGCAGATAAGCACGCTCAAGCTAAAGCTCAGAGACAAGCGCAAGCAGAAGCAGAGGCTCAAGCACAAGAACAACAGAATTTTGTTCAGCCTCAATACCAGCCTGCTCCGTCAGTACCCGCCCCGGACGCTAAAGCAGAAGAATGGGCAGAAAAGAATGATTGGTTTGGAACTGATGACGCAATGACCTTTGCGGCTTTCGGTTTACACAAAAAACTCGTTCAAGATGAAGGGTTTGACCCCTCTAGCAATGATTACTATGATGCGCTAGATTCTCGAATGAGGGATGCATTTCCACACAGGTTCCCTGATGTAGAAGATGCACCAAAGAATAATCGTTCAGGACAAGCTGTTGCGGGAGTATCTCGTAACAAGTCGTCCGGACGCGGCAAGAAGGTTCGTCTCTCCCCGAGCCAAGTAACAATTGCCAAAAGATTGGGAGTGCCACTCGAAGAGTACGCAAAATACGTGAAGGAAGGACAATGACGGATAATCAAAAAGATGAAATTGATGCTATCAAGAGAACTTCCCGCGCTAAATCATCACGGGCTACACAGGTTAGAAGAAAACCGTGGAGTCCACCGTCTAAATTAGACGCGCCCCCTGCGCCGGAAGGGTATAAACATCGTTGGATACGTGCTGAAGTGCGTGGTTTTGAAGACCGCACAAACATTTCATCTCGTATGCGAGAGGGCTACGAGTTAGTTCGACGCGATGAGTACCCGGATTTTGAGGCACCTACTGTAGAATCAGGGAAATATGAAGGCGTGTTTGGTGTTGGCGGGTTGCTTCTGGCAAGAATCCCGTTGGAAACGGTTGCAGAAAGAACTGAGTATTTCGAGAGAAAGAACGCAGATCAAGCTGAAGCCATTGAAACGGATGTTCTTCGCGAGAATGCACACTCAACTATGGTGATTGACAAACCAGAACGTCAATCCCGTGTAACTTTTGGTGGTCCTCGTAAGTAAGCTTTTAGGAGCAAAACATGGCAAATCAAGAAACCGCTTACGGGCTTCGTCCTATTGGACTTGTCGGCGCAGCCGCAAATTCAACAGGGATTACTGAGTACGAAATTGCCTCTAACAACACTAACGCTATTTTTCAATACAGCATCGTAGTTCCTACTTCGGCTGGTGTTATTGATCAAGCAGGCGACACGGCGGGCGGTACAACTGCTGCGCTGGGTGTGTTGATGGGAATTCAGTACATGGATTCAGTAAGCAAGAAGCCTGTTTATTTAAACTACTGGCCCGGTTCAGCTAGCGTTAGCGTTGACACAAATCACCCCGTCAAAGCTCTCGTTGCAGACAACCCGATGCAAACTTTCCAAGTTGCTACTGACGCATCAATCACCGACAGAGCTACTGCTCTAACGGGTGTTTTTGCGAATGCTAGCCTTGGCACGTCTGCTCGAACGGGCAGCACGGATACCGGACGCTCTAACTCAGCGTTGTCAGTGTCATCAATCGCTACAACGGCTACTCTGCCGCTGAAAATCATGGGTATCGTCGATGACGAAGCCAACAGTGATTTCGCAGCCGCAGGTATTGGCTTGGTTGTGCGAATTAACTCACACTACAACTCTCCAAATGCGCGTTTCGATTCACAAACCACTGCCACGACAACTGGCATTTAACGGGAGAGTCTAAATGGCTATTACACGCGCCCAATTGGCGAAAGAGCTTGAACCCGGCCTAAATGCTTTGTTCGGCTTAGAATATGATCGTTACGACCAAGAGCACGCAGAAATCTTTGACACGGAGTCTTCGGACCGAGCGTTTGAAGAAGAAGTAATGCTCTCTGGCTTCGGTACTGCCCCTGTGAAATCAGAAGGCGGCGCTATCTCGTTCGACCAAGCGCAGGAAACTTTCACTGCACGATACTCGCACGAGACAATCGCGCTGGCTTTTTCGATCACCGAGGAAGCTATCGAAGATAATCTCTATGACAAGTTGGCGGCACGCTACACTCGTGCGCTGGCACGTTCCATGTCACAAACCAAGCAAATCCGAGCGGCAAGCGTACTGAACAATGCGTTCAGCACGTCTAACCCTATCGGAGACGGCTCGGCCTTGTGCGCAGCCGATCACCCGTCTATTTCGGGTAATCAGTCGAACGTACTGGCAACTGCCTCTGATCTCAACGAAACGTCTCTTGAGCAGATGTTGATTGATATCGCAGGCTTTACCGACGAGCGTGGCCTGAAGATTGCTGTTCGCGGAATGAAACTAATCATTCCAAAGGAACTGCAATTTGTCGCAGAACGAGTGTTGAACTCTAACCTGCGTCCCGGCACTGCCGACAATGACACTAACGCACTCAAGTCTATGGGTATGCTTCCAGAGGGAGCAGTGGTAAACCACTTCCTGACAGACACTGATGCGTTCTTTGTCAAAACCGATGCCCCTAATGGCTTCAAACTGTTTCAAAGAACCGCCATCAAAACTGCGATGGAAGGTGACTTTGACACTGGAAACATGCGCTTTAAAGCGCGAGAGCGATACTCGTTCGGTGTTTCCGATTGGAGATCCGTTATCGGCACTCCCGGTGCATAAGCTTGTAAAAGCTTGTAAAAAAGAAGGGGCACATTGTTGCCCCTTTCTTTTTTGTGTATGCTAAAAGCATCCCTGACAGCCGCATGGTGTGGCTGACATAACCCACGACAGGAGATGAACATGGGTACTACTACTTTCTCAGGTGCGGTGCGATCTGAAAGCACCTTCAAAACCGTAAGCAAAAATGCCACGACCGGAGCACTTACCGAGGTTGCCACTTTGGGTGATGGTCCGGTAAGCCTTTCTGACGGAAACGTAACTCTAACCAACGCAACGCACAGTGGAAGAGTTCTTCTTATTCCAGACGGCGGGCAAGACAACACCTACACGCTTCCTGCGCCTGTTGCAGGGTCTATGTTTAAGTTTGTTTATGCCGGTGGCGCTGCTGATGCTACAGACGCGATCATTCTCACTCCCGGCAACAGTAATTTTTACATTGGCGGCGTTACATTCCTTGATACCGACAACGAAGTTAGCTCAGTGTTTTCTGATGGAAACTCAAACAGCAGCTTTAAGATGAACGTTCCTGCTGGTTGCGAGGTCACTATTGTTGGCTTGAATACCACTAACTACCAAATCTTTGGCAATGTTACGAGCGCAACTGCACCTGAATTTGCTGACCAGTAATAGGAGGCAATTATGGCTGATACAGTAGCTTCACAAACGCTAGCGGATGGACCGAAAACCGCTGTTTTGAAACTGACTAACATTTCTGATGGCTCTGGTGAAAGTGCCGTCACAAAGGTAGATGTTTCGGCCTTGCAGCCTAGCGCGGACGGTGACACCTGTACGGGCGTCACCATCGAACGAATTTGGTGGCAGTGCATCGGTATGAAAGTGCAAATCTTGTGGGATGCGTCCTCAGATTTGTTTTGTATCGAACTGGGTGAAAACCAGAGCGGTGATCACGACTACACCAAGTTTGGCGGTCTGTCTAATAACGCAGGCTCTGGTAAAACCGGCGACGTAAACTTTACGACCGTTGGGCATTCTAGTGGCGACACCTACACCGTAATTTTGTATTTAAGGAAAAACTTCAGCTAATAAGGACTTGATATGGCTACAACCAAGGATGTTCAACGACTTCCTTCCGGTCGGATAAAGTACCGAGGTGAAACGTTTGCTGGTTTTAACAAACCCAAGCGCACGCCGGGAAAAGCTAAAAAAAGCGCGGTGCTTGCTAAAAAGGGCACTGAAGTCAAGTTAGTTAGATTTGGTGATCCTAAGATGTCTATTAAGAAAGATCAGCCCGCAAGACGGTCTAACTTTCGTGCCAGACACAACTGTGATACGGCCAAAGACAAGTTTTCTGCTCGTTATTGGAGTTGTAAGGCGTGGTAATGACTAGAGCAAACATGCCAAAAGGACTTACCTATTATCGTAAGGGCGGTGCGGCGTCTACAAAAAGTAAAGGCAGCAAAATATGCCCTGAAGGTAAAGCTTGGGCAAAGCGTACTTTCGACACGTATCCGTCTGCTTACGCTAATCTTGCTGCGAGCAAATACTGTAAAGACCCAAACTACGCCAAGAAATCGAAAGGCGGTAAGCGGAAAGGTCGCTGATGGGTGAGTTAAAAAAGTGGGTAAAACAGAACTGGGTTCGTATTGATAGCGCAGGCAATATTGTAGGCAAATGCGGTACTTCGCCGGACAAGAAAAACCCAGACCGTTGTTTACCTGAGTCAAAAGCTCGTTCTTTAAGCAAGTCAGAACGAGCGGCCACGGCGCGTAAAAAGAAGAAGGCGGGTGGAAAAGGCAAAACGGTTGTAAAAAACACTAGTAAAGCGACCGTTCGGAACATGAGCACTGGCGGCGAGGTTCGTCAACAGATTGCGAGAGGCTGCGGGGCGGTGTTAGAGAACCGTAGAAAAGTAACCAAGTACCTGTGAGGTATATATGTCAGTAGTAAATCTGGGCAACGGTGCCCCCAAAAAGAAAGCAGTGAAAAAGAAAGCGCCTGCGATGAAGTCTAAAGGCATGAATATGGGCGGTGCTGTAAAATCTAAAGGCATGAAGATGGGCGGTGCCATGAAGTCCAAAGGCATGAAGATGGGCGGTGCTGTAAAGTCTAAAGGCATGAAGACGGGTGGCAAAGTGTCCAAAATGAAGTCTAAAGGCTATCGCCGAGGTGGGAAGGTAAGCAAATAAAATATGGCTTACCTACAGTCCAACATCCCGCATTTTAAGTGCTGGGTAAGAAAAGAATTTACCCATAACCACGAGGCTTACCATGGCGAGTTTTTGCACGCCATGGCCGTAGCCGTGACTACAATGCCGTGTAGATGTCTGAGTTTTCAGATGATTTTTACGGGTATTGAAGCAGAGGGTGAAGAGGAAGATACCGTTCATGGCGGAGCGATGTGGGCAAGGATGCCCATAACAGCTTTGGTTGCAGACGTTCCTTTAGAGGAATGGCCGGAACCTATGGCAGTGCATGACGCGCAACCTTGGGATTGCTCTTCACATCACCATGCTGTTTATGTTTTAGATCGTGCAACGCCATGTCCTTGGATGGCAAAAATTGGCGGAGAAATGTATCCCGCCAAGTACCTTTTCACAGTAGACTACACCGAAAGTGAAATTGCGGATGACCCAGCACAACATAAGCAAAGTCATGTGCTGCAACTATTAGATGCGGGGGAGTGGACAGGTAACATCGTTGCATTACCAAACAACCGGGTTCGTGTAACACATCCCGCGTGGTTTGAAACGGGTACAGGCGCTCCAGATTTTAAGCCTTCGGCTCACATACATTACTCGAAGTCTGATTTAGACTATGTTCTTGATGTGAACCGCGTATTCGATAACCTATATAATGACAACGAGTAACAGCAAAAATTTTGAGATTGATGTAGCCGAATACATTGAAGAAGCATTTGAGCGATGTGGCTTAGAGCTTCGCACGGGCTATGATCTAAAAACTGCAAAACGGTCGCTAAACTTATTGTTTGCTGATTGGGCTAACCGAGGCTTGAATCAGTGGACAATAGATCAAACTTCCATCACGTTGGCTTCGGGCATCAGTGAATATCCTGCCGGAACTTTAACTTTATCTGTTGCATCTTCTGCAAGTTTTTCTGTAGGAGAGGTAATTACTGGCGGAAGCAGTTCAGCCACGGCGTCCATTACCAGTAAGCCAACAGCAACTTCTGTGGCAACTACGGTCCCGTCAGGGACTTTTTCTAGCGGAGAGACAATAACGGGCGGCACTAGCGGGGCGACTACTACGGTATCCGCTGCGCAAGATCTTAGCGATGTGCAGTCAACCATAGACATCCTGTCCACTGTTGTGACCCGCGATGGCACAGACTTTGAAATAGACAGACTAAGTCGATCTGAGTTTTTAAACATACCTACCAAAACCCAAACGGGCAGACCAAGTCAATTTTTCTTGGACCGTCAAATTACCCCTGTCTTAAAGATCTGGCCGGTTCCAGACAACAACACGGATATAGTTAAGTTTAATCGTCTTACTCGAATTGAAGACGCAGATAACTTTACAAATACGGTAGATGTTCCCTTTCGCTTTTACCCTTGTCTGGCAGCAGGGCTGGCGTACTACTTATCTATGAAAAAAAATCCGCAGATGATGGGCATGCTTAAAAGTGTTTACGAAGAGGAAATGATTAGAGCCATGGAAGAAGATCGTGACAGGGCTTCTTTTAAAATAAGCCCGCCTGCGTACAAGTACGGGGTGTAATTATGGCTTTCGCCTCTGGAAAAAACGCATACGGCATTTCTGATCGATCAGGTTTTCGGTACAAGCTGAGTAAAATGCGGAAAGAATGGAATGGTAGTTTGGTTGGGTTTGACGAATTTGAACCAAAACAACCACAACTACTGCCTCTTACGCAGGTGAGTGACCCGCAGGCTTTACAAAACCCTCGCCCAGACCGTGTTGAGCCTTTAGTCATATCGGTAGGATTGCCCACCGTTGATAACCCAAACACTTTACCTGTTGTTGGTTTTACACAGGTGGGTGAAGCCACTGTGGTGATAACATGAGTTTTACTCTAGCAACTTTAAAATCGGCGGTTCAAGACTATTGCGAAACCGCTGAGTCTACGTTTGTTTCGCAACTGGATACCTTTATAAAAGAGGCGGAAGAGCGAATACTTAAAAACGTCACTTTGCCAGTGTTCCGCAAAAATGTTACGGGGCAAGCTTCTAGCGGGAACCCGTACCTATCCACACCTTCTGATTTTCTTGCCTCATACAGCTTGGCTTTGATTGTCAGTGGTGAATACAGCTACCCTTTGTTAAAACAAGCTTCGTTTATTCGGGCGTTTACCCCTAATGCGTCTACGACGGGAGAAACGCGGTATTATGCTTTGTTTAATGAAAGCACTTTTATCTTGTCTCCAACTCCCGCTGCGGACTATGCGTTTGAGCTTCACTATCAATATCGACCCGCATCTTTAACTACAACTTCCGGGTCAGATACTACGTGGCTATCCGATAACGCGCCGGACGCTTTGCTGTACGGCACATTGACGGAAGCTGCTACGTTTTTAAAAGTTCCAGAAGAGGTGGCTCAATACGAGCAACGCTTTTCACAGGCAGTGGCATCCTTAAAAGCTTTGGGTGAAGGATATGGCGCTCAAGATCAATACCGATACGACATTGCAAGGGGTTAACGTTGTCATTTTTTGAAGCGCCTCAATCTGAGGTTGGTAATGTTTTAGTCTCCACCACCGATCACAAAGGCCATGACCCAGAGTTTTGGTCTGATGCAGCGGCGGATAGGATTGTTAGCGTAGGCGGAAACTGTCATCCTTTGATTGCGGAACAAGCAAACGAATTCAAAAGGGCTGTTAGGGCAACAGTTTTATTTTACGTCAAAGAGGCGATTCGTAGTGACAGGGTTACTCTTGCCGCTGAATTTGAAAACCAAGGCCATGCTGATATGGCGAACATCATAAGGAGTCTATAATGGCTATTACGACAGCAATGTGTACGTCTTTCAAGAAAGAGCTTTTGGAAGCAAAACATAATTTTCTAAACTCAGGCGGAAGCACGTTCAACTTGGCACTGTACACAAGCAGTGCTTCTTTGGGCGCAGGCACTACCGCATACACGACATCTAACGAAGTGTCTGGAACAAACTACACGGCAAAGGGCGCGTCCTTAACCCGCGTAGACCCGTCTTCATCGGGCACGACTGCCCTGACAGACTTTGCCGATCTTACGTTCTCGAATGCGACAGTCACGGCTAGGGGTGCGCTCATTTTTAATGATTCCGCATCAGGCGACCCTGCTGTTTGTGCATTGGATTTTGGTGGTGACAAGACTTCAACAGCGGGTGACTTTACTATTCAGTTCCCTACTGCGGATGCGTCTAACGCCATTATCCGAATAGCCTAGTACTTAGTACATGGCGGCAATTAACGGCTGGGCCAGAGGTGGCTGGGGCGAAGGCGCGTGGGGAACACCCCTGCCCGTCGAAGTCACAGGTGTGTCTGCTACAGGCGCAGTCACTGCCGCCACCACTGTTACAAACAACACCTTAGCTGTAACGGGTGTTGAAGGGACGGCATCTGTAGGGTCTGTCTTTGTTGCGTTAGGAGCAACTGTCCCTGTCACGGGAGTATCAGCCACTGGTTCTACTGGTTCTGTATCCACAATATCGAACAATACCCTCCCCGTTACAGGTGTTGAGGGTACAGGGCAGATAGGGACGCCCTCTTTCTCTTTGAGCATTGTTCAAGGGGTTACTGGGGTAGAAGGCACTGGGTCATCAAACACGGGCACCGCAACTGGCGGGGCAACCGGCGCACCTTCAGGTGTTGAAGGAACTGGATCTGTAGGCACAGTATCCACGATAAGCAACAACACACTGCCGGTTACAGGTGTTGAAGGAACAGGAACGCTAGGTTCGCCTACGATTCTTCTCAGCATCAATGCTCCTGTTACGGGTGTTGTGGGTACAGGTGCCGCTGGAACGGTTGACGCTGACCCAGACGCTGCAATCATAGGTGTCTCTAGCACAGGGCAGGTTACCGCCCCAGCCGTCGCAGCGGGCGCTACAGCGCCTGTAACAGGGGTTTCTGCAACAGGGGGTGTAACTACTGTTACAACGACTGCGGCAGCTTCTGCTACTCTTACGGGTGTAGCGGGTACGGGTAGTGCTGGCGACGTGACGGTGACGGGTAAAGCGGTGTTTAGTCTCACTGGAGTTGGCGCAACTGGGGCGGTTACTGCTATAAACATATGGGGGCTTGTTGATACAAGTCAGACACCAAACTGGACAGAGGTAGCTTAGATGGCAACTTACGTTAACGACCTGCGCTTAAAAGAAATCGCCAATGGCGATGAGTCGGGCACATGGGGCACCAGTACGAATACTAACCTTGAGTTGATAGGTGAGGCTTTAGGCTTTGGAACTGAAGCAATTACAACCAATGCAGACACTCATACGTCTACAGTAGCTGATGGTTCAACTGATCCTGCTCGTGCAATGTACATTAAGTACACGGGGACCCTAGATTCAGCCTGCACGATCACGATTGGGCCAAATACAATGACCCGCGTTCACATCATAGAGAATGCAACAAGTGGGTCGCAAAACATCGTCATCAAGCAAGGATCTGGCGCTACTGTAACCATTGGTAACGGTAACGTTAAAGTTGTTTTTCTAGATGGTGCTGGCGCTGGTGCAGCGGTTACAGATGCTCTGATAGACCTAGAGTTAGCCGATGTTGCAAGTGCTACGATTGCAAGCGCAACTCTGACCACCGCAGATATCAACGGCGGAACGATTGACAACGTGGTCATAGGCGGCAGTACAGCAGCGGCTGGTACATTTACTGATATTGTGTCTAATGGCAAAACTGTAGGTACACAGTCCATTGTTAGCTCGAATCCGACATCTGCCTCTGGGTTCCCAGACGGGCATGTGTTTTACGTCATTAGCTAGGAACGAATAGTGGCTATATTTATTAACGACAATGGTACGCTGAAGGAGCTAGAC